TTACAAATAGCTGTCGAGAGATTTGCTCAAAAATACGAAGGTGATGTATTCAGCTCAGAAGAATTAGCATCTACATTACAAGAATTATGGACATATAAAACAATTGAATCATGAAACTAAATCTAACCTACCCTAAAAAGTTCATCTGTGTACAGTCGGCAAGTTACCCAACTGAACAACTCGACTTCAACCAAATAGCGCAGCACATCGCGAATGGAACGAATCGCACTCCACTCGAAAGAATGGAAGAAATACTAACCGAAAAAACATATCAGAAATAATGCCTTGGATTAAAGATGAAGATGGACAGCCTATATTGGTAGCCAAAGATTCCATCGAAAACAAATTAGATGATTTTAAAAATCAGCGCGACATTGAAATAGCAAAAAACAGTTATACACTTAAAAACCAAAAAAAGATGAAAACAAGTAAAGTAAGGGGTGTCCAACCTAATGGACAATTCAAGGACATGAATGTTTTTGAAGTATCATTCGAGAATGGTGATGCAGGTAACAACTATGCCAAAGGCAGTTGCCGTTTTGAAGTAGGCAAGGAATACCAATATGAAATTGGTGGAAGTGGCAAAACTCCATCAATCAAATTTATCGGTGAAGCTGGCGCACCTGCCAAATCATTCGGAGGTAATGGTGGTGGATCATTCCAAAAATCCCCACAGGATAAAGCGGAAATAGCTCGCGCGGTTGCGCTCAAAGCTGCGGTGGATGCCATTGGCGCAGGTGAAGAACCTTACAAATATGTGAACTGCGCATTGTATTTTGAGCATTATTTAACCACAGGCCAACAAGCTAATCAAGATGCGGTTGATAATGCTTTGAATGATAGGAAATCAGATGCTAACAATGACCTTCCTTTCTGAATACCAAACGAATGGCTAATAACATTACAATTGCAACGAGAATGAAAACAGATTTCCAACAACTAATTAAAACCCACTTCGGTAACACGCTCAAATTTGGGCGCGTTATCGGGGTGAGTTACCCTACCGCGTGGCGTTATGTCAACTATCCTGTTTATATGCGATTAATCGACATTCAAAAGATATCCGATGAACTCAACATCGACATCAAGATAATCGTTCAGATGGCAATAAATAGCAGCGTAATAACAATTAAAAACGAAGGTGATGAATAAGTATCTATTAAACGCATACGATAAGCTAAAGATGAACATGATACAATCACCCATCGCATTCGATTTGCTGCACGACATCGTGACCAATCCCAACGCGTCAACCCTAACCGAGATTATCAAATACGACAAAGAAAAGATGGTGCGACCAGATGGTGACGAATTGACCAATGAGATTTTACAAGCGGTTTGTAATGTCTGCAAGATTGCACCACATGAATTGTTTTGTCGCGCTCGTTATCGCGAGTTCAATGACGCGCGAATTATTTACACAACATTCTTGCGCATGGGAACGGATTGGAGTTTTGCGAAGATGGGCAGCCATCTAAACCGCCATCACGCAACGATGATTCACAACATGAAGGCATTTGATGCGCTGGTTGTTACTGATAAGAAATTTCAGAAAAAAATAAATGAAGTAATCCGCATATTGAATAGTAAAAAAATTTATACATTTGACGAACTACTAACTACAAAAAAATGGAAATATGAGCGAACTAACAGAAATCTTGCGCGAGGTGCAAAAATTGCATATAAAACTCGACTACTTACTCGCGAAGAAGCAAAACGACAACAACAGATTCACACCGCCAACGCTTGAGCAAGTCGCTGAATACTTCATTGAACGTGTGCCAAATGCTCAAACTGAAGATGCGATTAACTTTGCGGATATCTTTATCAGCCATTACACGAACACTAATTGGTACTACGGCAAGAAAAAAATGAAGGACTGGAAAGCAGCTATGCGATCCGCTTGGAAATTACACGAATTCATAACAAATAAAAATAAAACAAATGACACAGTTGGTAGAATACAAAGGACTGAATTACAAGAGTGGGTTAACTCCTAATGAACGCGCATATTTAGAAGCCAAAGAACAGGCGCGAATTTGCGATATAACAATGCAAATGTTTAAGTCATTGATTGCACGAACCATCGTTATCAGTGGAATAAAACAACTGCCATCGGTTGAGGAAGTACAAATGCTTTTTACTAACGCGATACATTACCATCCTTATATGACAATTGGCGAATATGCATTAGCATTTGAAATGAACGCGGCAGGGGTTGAGTTTACGCGAGTTGAAAACTATGGGATGGTCACTATTCAATTCCAATCCGATGTTTTGAAAAATTACACGAATGTCAGAAACAAAATGAACATTGAACTTGAGAAAAAGAAAACGAAGATGGAGACACCTATCGATCAATACAACGAACCAATCGATTGGAAAGCAATGTTCACAACCGATATTGCACGTTGGAAAAATAACCAACGCGAAGCGGTGATGATACTCGCGCCCAATTTCATTGCGAAGTTTTACGAATTGGAGGCGGTGAACGATGACTGTTGGACTGATGAACAATGGAAGCAATGGAAATTCGCAGCACGTTTTCAAGTAATCGAGGAAATGCAATTAACTAAAACGCGACTTGAAAGGATGAATAAGGATGAAAAACTCTCCTTTAATCAGTCCGTTCAAAAAGAATTGATGCGCAGGTTATACGCGGATATTATGGACAGCACGATAATGCAAGAACGAATAATGAGTAAGTTATGAAAATAGTAGTATCATTTGGCGGTGGATCAAATAGCGCAGCAGTTATAATCAATATGGTTAAACATCAAATAATTCCTGATGAAATTTTGTTTAGTGATACTGGTGGTGAACATCCCCACACTTATGAATTCATTGAAGTGTTTAATCAATGGCTAATATCTAAAAATTTTCCATCTATTAAAATTTTGAAATATAAAAATAAAAATGGAGATGAATTAACTTTAGAACAAGATTGTTTGAATAATAACACTATTCCACCAATTGCATTTGGATGGAAAACTTGCTCACAAAAATTCAAGATTCAACCTATTGAAAAGTATTTAAAAGAAAAATATCCAAATGAAAAAATACAGATGTGGGTTGGATTTGATAGCGGAGAAGAAAGAAGAATAAAAGCTAATCCTAACGAGAATTTTGAAAACTACTATCCATTAATAGAATGGGGATGGAGCAGAGAAAAATGTGTTGAAGTTATTGAAAATGCTGGATTACCGAGAGCTGGAAAAAGTAGTTGTTTCTTTTGTCCAAACATGAAAATGAATGAGATTTTGAGATTACCTAATCAGCTCAAGGAAAGATGCATTGCAATGGAAAAAAATGCAACAAAATTAGCTGAATTAAAAGGTTTGGGAAGAAATAAAAGTTGGACAGAAATAATCAATGCAGATCGTAATCAATTAAAAATAGAATGGCAAGAAGAAGATTGGCATCCGATTTCTTGCGAATGTATAGAATGATATGAAAAACTACAATGTTCGCTTTGAATTGTACGGAAAAAAGTATCACATAAAAAAGCAATGCGATAACCCAAACCTATTGAAGCAATTGATAAGAATGGATATAATCTTTACTCAAATAAATGAAATACCATCAGAAACAAATTGACGCGCTGAACCTACTCGCCATCGATAACGATTGCAGGCAATTGTTATATGGTGGTGGGGTAGGTGGTGGAAAATCTTTTTTAGGTTGCGATTGGCAAATCAAGAGAAGATTGAAATATGCTGGAACACGCGGTTTAATTGGTAGGTCTGAACTAAAAAAACTGCGATTGTCAACGATGGCAACCTTCTTTGAATTATGCGCTACGCATGGACTGCAACCCGATAAACATTGGACATATAACGGCCAAGACCATGTAGTTAAATTCTTTAATGGCAGTCAAATTATCTTGATGGATTTAGCCGACCTTCCTTCCGATCCAGAGTTTCAGCGTTTCGGATCTATCGAGTTAACCGATGCGTTTGTAGATGAAGCAGGGGAAGTAAGTCAGAAATGTATCGACATCCTTTCCTCGCGATTGCGTTACAAATTAATCAATGACAAACCAAAATTACTCATGACCTGCAATCCGCACAAGGGTTGGTTATACACCGAGTTTTTTGATGCGAAAAGAAACGGAAATATCCGAAGCGACCGCGATTTTATTCAGGCATTACCAACGGACAATCCACACGTTTCGCCAGTGTATTTAGAATCATTACAAATGCTTCCCGAAGTTGACCGCAAAAGATTGTTAGAAGGCGATTGGGATTATGATGAGACAAAAGATAGGTTGTATAATTACGATGATTTACTGCGATGTTTCCGTTTGCCAAATAATGACAAGTCAAATAATGACAACTTTATTACTGCGGATATCGCGCGAATGGGTGACGATAGAACGGTTATCGTGTTGTGGAATGGATTGCACGCTTCCAAGTTTATCGTGTTAAAACAAAAGCCAATCAATGAAGTGGTGGACACAATCAACCAACTAGCGCAATCGAATAACGTGAGACTGTCTAACGTGTTGTGTGATGAAGATGGAATCGGTGGTGGAGCGGTTGACTTTGGTCGTTATCGCGGATTTCTTAACGGATCAAAAGCAGTGCGAGATAATTACATGAATTTAAAAGCAGATTGTTATTTCAAACTTGGCGAACTAATTACCACCAATGCAATCACATTTGAACCAACTCACAAAGATACCATCGTGAAGGAACTCGAAATGATACGCAGGGAAAAAATCGATAGCGATGGAAAGCTGCGAGTAACGAATAAAGAAACACTGCAAAAGAAGTACGGCATTAGTCCCGATTTCGCAGATGCAATAATGATGCGGTGCTTCTATGAATTAAAAAAGAATTATGGTAAATATGCTTTTGGTTAAATTATTTTAATATATTTGAAATCTAAAACAAAACAAAATGAAACTAAATGAAATGATTAAAATGCAAGCCGAGTATTACGCTGCATTC